ACTCAGCATACTTATCCTCGTGTAACTGATCCAGTAAGTACTAAGTGGTTGAAGGTTTCTAATGTAACTTCAACTACATTTGAAGTACAAGTATTGGATGTTATTCCTTCTACTAACGTAACTGCTCACTTGTTCGTAACTGGTAGCACCAACGGTATTACTTCTAAGGTTGACAGATCATATGATCAGGCAATAGAAATTACTGGCGTTACTGCTGATACTATTACAGTTAATGTTGGACCTTCAAGCAAGACTACAGACGTACATACTTTCGTATCTGCACTAACAGGTGCTGTTAAGTCTGGTGGTGGTTATATTCATACCTTTAAATCTGCTGATGCAGGTGCTGTTAAGACAGGTGGTAACTATCTACATCAATTTGTATCTGCTACTGCTGGTGCTCTAATTTCTGGTGGTAACTATGCTCACATATTCCAGAGTGCTGTTGCCAATGGACTAACAAGATACAATGACACAGTAACCATAGATGTTGGTACATCATCTAATACTACTGCACATACATTCGTCAGTGCTATACCTAAAGCAATCACCACTGGTGGTAACTACACACACTCATTCATATCTTCTAATCCAAATGGAATTAAGAAAGCAAATGATCGTGTAAGAATTGATTATGGTGCATTGACATTTACCTGTGATATGGATAATCACGGTAGTCCTCATGCTTACCCACGTATTAGTGACCCTGCATATCAAGAGGATCTACCAGTTGCAGCATCATCTACTAATCAGATAACTGTTAATATTGGTAAGACAACTCAAGGTAATCTTGATGTAAGTAACGCAGTTTATAATCCTTCTACTGGTGACATGACAGTCACAGTTGGACCTCACAACTTAGAGAGAGGTCAGGACATTAAGATCATTGGTAACTCTATCAAGTTCTCATGTAATAAGGACAACAACGCAACAGATCATGCGTATCCTAGACCTACTGATCCTGCTGGAACTACATCACTACCAATTAAGGATGTTGGTTCTACCTATCATAGTTCAACAGATGCTTCTTATGATCCAGCAACAGGTGAATTACTATTAGTAGTTGCTAATCATGGATTTAGTAATGGTGATAGAGTTAAGATTGCTGATGGATCTCTCACATTTACATGTGATATGGATAACAATGCTACTGAGCATGCTTATCCAAGACTTAAGGATCCTGTTAATGGTAAGTGGTTGACAATTTCTGGTGTAACAACTGATTCATTCAAGGTTAATGTTGGTCAGGCTGGTGCATCACAATCATACACACCAACTGGTGCTGATTATCAACCTGCAACTGGTAACTTAGTCCTAACCATTCCTAATCATAATATTCCTAATGGTAAGAATATTACTATAGCACAGAACTCATTGAAGTTCCGTTGCACAATGGGTGATACTTCTGAGATTAAGACTTATCCTCGTTTAACTGATCCTATCTTCACTACTGGGGCTACAGCACAGGCAGTTTCTGGTGATGAGTTAGTTATTCAGGTTGGTGCATCACCTCTAGTTACTCACACTCCAACAGGTGCATCTTTTGACCCTGTAACTGGTCTAATGACATTGATCATTGGTAACCATAATATCAGTGTTGGTGATTCTGTTAAACTTGCTGATGGTGCTGTAACCTTTACATGTGCTCAGGATAATAATGCTACTAACCATGCATATCCAAGAACAACAATTGATTCACATAATGTATCTGATGCTAGTTACAATCCTACTAGTGGTGTTCTTACATTAACTGCTAATGCTCATGGTATTAAGCAGGGAGACTGGGTTAAGGTAGCAGATAATGCTCTAACCTTTACATGTGCTCAAGATAGTAATGCAACTAACCACACATATCCACGTGCATCTGATCCTATCAGTAACAAGTGGGTTAAGGTTCTTGCTGTAACTACAGACACATTTGATATTCTAGTATTAGACTTTGCTCCATCTACTAACACTACTACACATGCATTTGTATCTGCTGTTAATGGTGGTGTTACTCAGAAGAGAGATAAGTCATATGATTCTCCTGTAAATGTTACTGCTATTGCTGCTGATTCAATCACACTTGATGTTGGTAAGTCTTCTGACACTACACAGCATCTATTTGTTTCAGGTCTTGCTGATTCTATAACCAGTGGTGGTAACTACAGTCACACATTTATATCTGCTGATTATGGTGCTGTTACTGCTGATATTACAGAGAATAAGTTCACTCCAACAGGTGCTAACTATGACCCTGCTAGTGGAGATCTTACTCTAACAATCGGTTCACACTCTCTTGCAGTTGGTGATGGTATTACCATTGATGATAACTCATTGACATTCAAGTGTCAGATGGATGGTGAACAGTCTGATAAATTATATCCACGACCAGCAAATAAATCTTTAACTGCTACAACTGGTACAACATACAATCCTACAACAGGTATTGTTTCTGTTACAACTACAGTCAATCATGGACTGAAGAATGGTGACTTCATTAAGATGACTGATGGTGCATTAACATTCAGTTGTGGATTCAATGGAGCAACAGGTAGCAATGCAGAGAAATCATACCCACGTCCTAGTGATCCTGTAAGTGGTAAGTGGATTAAAGTTTCTAACGTAAGTGCAAACACATTTGAATTCCAGTGTCTTGCTGGTGTACCTTCTACTAACACAGATGTACATTCATTTGTAAGTGGTGTTGCTAATGCAATTACACGTCAAACTGCAACTGATTGGTCTTCTTCTAGATCATTGAATATTATCGGTAGAACTTCAAATACAATTACAGTTAATGTTGGTGGAGCTGGAGATAACCAGACATGGACTCCTAGTGCTGCTGATTACAACGCAACTACTGGTGAGATGATCCTTACCATTGGTCAGCATGGTCTTCGTGAAGGTGCAAACATTATCCTTAAAGATAATTCACTAACCTTTACATGTTCTAAAGATAATAACACATCTAATCATAGTTACCCACGTCCAGGAATTGATCCATTTGCAGGTGAGAAATCTATCACTATTAATGAGGTAGGTGCTACACTTCATAGCGTTGCTGGTGCTGGTTATGTTCCTGAGACAGGTGTCCTTTCATTGACTGTTAACAATCATGGATTTACTGAAGGAGATTATATCCTGATCCAAGATGGTTCACTGGTGATGACATGTGACCTTGACGGTAACACAGTTTCCAAAAATTATCCACGGGCAGGATTTGACTACCCAAGTTCAAGGTGGTTGAAGATCCAGAATGTAACAACAAATGTATTTGATGTTAACGTAGGTATCTCTAGTGATACTAGCAATCATACATTTGTATCTGCTGTTGCTAATGGTCTTAAGAGACAGAATGGAACTATCACAGTTAACATTGGTGCATCTCCTTTAACTAACTACACACCAACTAATGCTTCTTACAATGCATCTACTGGTGATATGATCCTTACCATTGGAGTTCATGACTTACAAAATGGTGAGAAGATTAAGTTAGCATCTGATTCTATTACATTCACATGTACAAAGGATAGCAATGCAACTAACCACACATATCCTAGAGTTACTGATCCAGCATATGATAGTGATCTAGAAATTAAGGATGCTACAACCACAACTATTACAGTTAATGTTGGTATTGGTGCTGTTGCTGATCAGTACGATCATACATTTGTAAGTGCAACTACTAATGCTGTTATCTTTAATCAGAGATACACTCATACATTTGTAAGTGCAACTACTAACTCTGTACATTTTGAACCACAGTCACCACATACATTTGTAAGTGCTACTGCTAATTCTATCAAGCATTATCCTACTGCTGATCATACATTTGTAAGAGCAGTTGCTAATAATATTGAGAAAGAATCAGGAACATTCACAGTTAACGTTGGTGCTGCTGCTCTTGCTGATCAATATCCACATCAATTCAAGAGTGCATCTGCTGGTGCTATTCAAACTGGTGGTGCTTACTTCCATAAGTTTGTTAGTGCAGTAACTAATTCAATACACAAGGTATTCACAGTTGCTGGTAACCAACAGTATCATAATCAAGATTGTATTGATGATGTTGTTGATCTACTAGAAGCAGTTGGTGATAACATTGCCTATGGTGGTAATGATAAGACATGGGATGCTGCTTATTCATATAAGACTGGTGCTCATGTTGCTGGTGAGGAAGAAGAAACCAATTATGTATTTGAGCAAGCACGTGAGATGGCTGCTCAAGCACTTAGAAACCAGAAGATACTTGTTACTGGACATCATGGTCTTGCACAGGTATTTGATAAGAGTATCACATTCAATGAAGTTAACCCTGCACCATCAAATAAATTTGCTGATGCACGTAACTTAGTTGTTGCTAACAAACTACTCATTGCTGATGAAGCATATGCAAGAATGTTGGTTGATCATCCTGGATTTGTACCTCCAACAGGTAACCCACAGGATTGTAAGGATGACATCGTAGACTTCGTTGAAGAAGTTTCATACAACCTAGCATATGGTGGTAACGATAGAGTTTGGGAGATGACCGATCTCTATGTACAGGGTATGGTTGAAGAAGTTGCTGGAGAAGAAGCACAAACTATCCAAGCACTTAACCATGCACGTGATTTGATGATTCAAATCGGTAGGAATGAAAACATTGTAACTCTTGGTTCTCATGGTAGAACACAGGTTAGAGATACTTCTATCACTCAAGATGTTGCTCCTCATGTAAGCAATAGACATGCTGATGCTAAAGATTTAATCTTGGCTAACGTTGCCTTTGCAGCAGAGATAGCACTAGGTAGAATGATTGATCAGTTCCCTTCATACACATGGGGTGCTGGTTATAGTTCTGCTGATTGTTTAGATGATCTTAAAGATGTAGTTCAGGTTGTTGCACACAACACAGGTTATGGTGGCAACCATAGAGTATATGATGCTGCTAACCTTTATGTTGCTGGTGCTCATGCTGCTGGATCTGAAAGTGAAACTATCTTTGCATTTAATGCAGTACGTGACATCATCAAAGAGATTGCTACTAACGTAGATGTTACTGTTGGTGGTCACTCATCATTGAGTCAGGTTAAAGATACTTCTATCACTAATGGTGTTGCTAATGGAGATTGCAACGTTGTACTCAGTACTATTGATACTTTAGTTGCTATCCTAACATCTACAATTACTACTCCATCATCACTCAAAGGTGTAACACGTACAGATTCTAATGGTCCTTGTGAGGACATGAGATCTGCTGTTGGTGTTCTTACTAAGATTGTAACTGATGCTATTGATGATCCTAGTACACTGTCTGGTAAGAAGCATTCAGTAACTGGATCAACTTATGATCCTACCTCTGGTGCATTAACACTTGAGATTGGTTCACATAGTTATACAAATGGAACCAGTGTACACATCGTTGATAACTCTCTAACATATACATGTGCTAGAGATAACAACGCAACAAATCATACTTATCCACGTCCAACCGATCCAGTTTCTACAAATGATCCTACCATTACTGGCACTACTGCTACCTCAATCACGGTTAATGTTGGTGTATCATCTGATATCTCAGCTCATACCTTCGTCAGTGCATCCGAAAAAATAGTAGTTGGTGGAGTTACAAGAACTCCTTCAGTCGGATCATGTGAGGATGTAAGATCAACACTTAATTCACTATTCAAGATTGTTATTGATACAGTTGAAACACCAACATCTCTTGATAGTGTAACAAGAACCATTTCTAATGGTGCTTGTCAGACTGTTGCATCTACAATCACAACACTATACCAGATAATCACTGGAACTATCAACTCTGCTAGTTACCTTGATTCTATCGAAAGGAACCCTGTTCCTCTTGGTCTAGAGTTTGGTCCTTCTATCAATGCTAACGCAACCAGTACTAACTCTTACTTGTACTTCCAGTTCGTTGATGGAGTATACACAACTCTTACTAGAACAGTTGATGATAGTATCACACAGAATACAACGTATCCTCAGTGTGTTGATCAAGCAAATGCTATACGTCAGTACTTCTCTAACATTAGCACAATTATCCAGACTGGATTAGGAACTGTTCCACGTAGTGAACCGTCACAACTATCTACTGCGTTGTCATCTAGAGCAACAGTATTTACTTTGACTCAAGGTATTGGATCTAATCCACATGACCTTGAAACAGGTACACCAATTAGATTGGTTCCACGTCCACGTTATGATCAGGCAACCAGTTCTTATGTTGATGTTGATAAGCGTTTCGTTAGACTTCCTAATGGATTCTCTACCAACCAGAAATACTATGTAATTGCTCCTGCAAGGAACACCAAGCCAGAGAATTATGGAACCTCCACTACATTCAATGGTACTGATCAAACTAAGATCATGCTTGCAAGCAGCAAAGAGAATGCTGCTGCTGGTATCTACTTACATTCTGCTGAAGTAGAAGATATACATCCAGACATAGAGATTGATCTATATCAATTTGTTCTTGATGATAACTATGATCTACATCAATATGCTTGTGTACTTGATGGTATAAGCAACACTAACATCCGTACAGATGTTCCACACATCTTTGATGTTCCATTCTCTAACATTACTGGACACACAGTATTCTTTAGAGAAAGAGAAGGTGGTGCTCTACCTCTAGTTGGTGCAGCATATGCTAGTGATACTACTGTTGCAGATGTTAATGGTAGACTGTTAGGTAACAAGTATTTCTATGCTAGGTATCAAACAGAGAAAGTCTTTACTATCCATAAGACTAAGACTGATGCAGAGAACGGTGTCAACCCAATAACATATCAACCAGGTACTTACGACTTTAATGTCTTCGCTAACAAGCGTGAAGCACCAATGAGGTATGACCCAACGTTTGTTAATCCTAATACTAGCCCAACAATATATGGTAAGTGGTATATTCAGGTTGAGAATGATAATGGCACAGAGCAAATCATCAAGAGACTTAGAGAGTATGCTGATGGTATTGACAAGACTAATGACTCTTGGTTCGAAAGGATTAAGGATGAGAGACCTGCTAATGATAGACTATATCGTCTACGTTATGTTATACCTCAGTACCTACAGTCTGTTAGAGATCCACTTAACGGATTTACTATCAAGACAAGGACTGACGAGACTAGAAGGTTAGTACCTCAGAAACTAATTCTTAAGCCTGTTTCTGGTAACGTAACTAAAGCACGTTTCTCTAACCCAGTACAGTCTAATGAGTACATTGGTTATACTAAGCAAGACTTCATTAACTTCAGTCTTAATGATACTGTATCATACGATCCATATAAGAAGGATCTCGTAGGTAATACACAGTTTGCCAAGATTGTTACAACCCAGAACTATATCTCCATGACTATTCAGTCTGGTAGATATATTACTCAGGGTGCTGATGATTTCTTAGAACTAACTGTATTCGAACAAGGTGTTACTAATCCTGCATTAGTTACCACTAAGTTTAACACTGTTAAGATCACTGCACCTCAAGGTGGATCATTCGTTGCTAACAAGACTCAATCAGTAGCTGGTAACAGAATTGAATGGTCTGGTAATACATCTGGTTATGCTTATCTACATGCTATCCTACAGGTTCCAGGTACAACTACTTGGCACATGATCCTTAAGGATGTTGTTGGTAAGATTGACTATGATGCTATTGATAACACAAGGTTCAGTCAGGGTACAGCATTCGCTGATCTACTTGCTGATGCTGACTTTGGTAAGTCATTGGTACTTAAAGATCTTATTAAGAAAGGTTATCCTGAATTATATTATAGACAGAACGGTGCTGGTGTTTATACTATCACACCAGGTGATATTATTGAAGACGATGCAAGCATCCAATACTATGTTGAATCAGTAGAAGATGTTGGTCAGATTGATGACAACTTCTATGTGTTTAACACACAAGAGATTCAGAAACGTATCTATGGTCAGCAAGATGGTATCTACTATCTAACTGCTGTTCGTGGTAACATTTCACCACTACCTCAAGGTGCTGGTAACTTAGGTAACTTCAGGAACTTCAAGTTCTCCCAGCCTATCAGCAAACTATATCCATTAAACTATAAGAACGATCCTCTCTGGTATCAGCAGTTGGATGCAACATTAGTTGATCCACCTCAGACATATTCTGCTGCTGATAACTATGTTCATGGTCTTGTAAGAGTTAATGACTTCAAGGGTTCACTAACTCAAGAGGGTATCATTGATCTGATTAATAACAATGCATTCGGATCTAATACTTATACACAAGTATCATCCTCTATTGATAATAGAATCAGAGCACAGAAGGGTAACGCTGCTTCTGGATCTGAAGACAGATTGATTCCTATCGCTGGTGACAGTACAGTCAGAACAGATCAACGATACTACGTTGAACTTCGAAGACCATCTATCGCAAGAGCTGGTAACCACACATTTGAATATCTTGGTTTTGGTCCAGGTAACTACTCAACTGGTCTACCTCAACGTCAAGAGGTTGTACTCACAGAGATACAAGACTTCTATGCACAGTCTAAGAAGCAGAATGGTGGTCTAGTATTCTACACTGGTCTTAACTCAAATGGTGACCTATACATTGGTAACCGTAAGATTGATGCTATCACTGGTGAAGAAGTATTCCTTGAGTCTGCAACATTACAAGATTCTGATGATGATGACGAGACACTAGGTAATCTAGTTACTACGTTTGATACTCCTGTTACATTTAATGAGTACATCACTGTTAATGGTGGTGAAGCTCAGGATAAGAGAAGTACATTCAACTCACCAGTTCTAATTAACGTTCTTGGAACTGTTAGAAACAACCCTGCGTTGGTAATTTCTTCCTTCGTTGATCCTGCTATCGATGATGGTTCTCTTGATAGATCAGCATTCGTCAGAAATGTCGAAACTGGTGGTGATGTTGTCATTGCTAGGAATAAAATTTCCGCAGCAATTTTCCAGTTCAATAGTCGCAGAGATGGTCAGGATTATAAGATCCAGACACATGTCGTAGGTGCTTCACCTTCTAACATTACTCCTGATCAAACTGGTGCATTTAATGCAAGTCAGATTGTTGCTTACGGTAATGCTGGTGCTCCTAAGTCTGGTGACTTCCTACTTAAAGGTGGAAGCATTGGTAAGACTGGATCACTTGGTTGGATCTACTCTAACTACTACACCATAATTGGTAACACTGTTCCTGAATCATTCGCATTCAATAACACTAACGTTATCACAGTTACATGGGCTACATTAACTAACCAACAACTTGGTATCACATCATCCTCTGAAATTAGAATCAGTGGATTCTCTGATAGTGACTTTGATGGTACATGGCAGGTTATATCAAATGGATTTAACCCTGCTTCCAATACATTACAGATTGCTATCGGTGCAACTAAGAACACTGTTAACAATCAGAACCCAAGAATGTGGTCTGATGAAGTTGCAGCTAATGCTAACATTAGACTTGAGTACTCTAACTCCAACTGGAAAGAGTGGGGTGTTATTGGTGCTGAAGCACTTAGAACAGAGACTGATGCTATTGGTGATTACAAACTTGGTGTTAACACAGTTGGTAGATCTGATAAGGCATCCTTCGAAACAAACTTCGTTGATGCTAAGACAGAACCACGTGCTAACTTAGATGTTGTTGGTACTGCATTCATTAGTGGTAAGAAGATCACTGATTATGCATCACATAACACAGATGCTACTAGAACATATCAGGATCGTACTGATGCACTCATGGTTGGTGGAGATTCTGCCACACCAGAGAATGAAGCAACCTTACGTGTTTCTACTGCTAACGGTGGACGTGTTGGTATTAATGTAACTAACACTGAACTTGATAGAGCACTGGTTGTTGATGGTACATCTAGATTCACTGATGATGCTAAGTTCGAAGAGGACATTGAAATCAACGGTGGTGGTGGAACTAATACTGCACAGGTTAGAACTACTATTACTACAGGTACTATTGAGTTCTTCCCAACTCTATTCGAAGGAACATTAGACTTTGCACCTCTTGCAACTACAGTTCATGTTGCTAATGACAGCACTGCTGATCAATTCATTCGTGTAGGTAATGCTTCACTCCATAGTAATATATGGGTTGGTGCTACTCCTGATACTTCCACCAATATTTCTAAGATAGAGATAGGTGGTGCTTATAATAATAACGAATCATTATCATTCACACTTATAGGTACTAAGTCATTCAAGACTAAGGGAGACTTCCAGTTAGGCACAGCTAGAGGACTACTTGACACTGTTAAGTTAACCTCTACTGCTGGAACTGTTGAGTTCTTCTCTGGTAGTTCTGCTACATCTAAACTTGACTTTGCTACCAACGCTGCTGAGATCACAATCGCTGGTAAGGGTGGTACTACAACAATTAGAAACAACCTAGTCGTTGATTCTAGTGCTAGATTTAACTCTGACATCACACTCTGTGGTGGATTTGCTTCCTACTCATTCACAGCATATAGATCACAAATTGGATCTACTGCATTCGCTCATGCTAGTGGAGATCTTGGTAACAATGTATTCAACAGTAATGTTGATCTGATTGATGTACTAAGAGTTGCAAATACTTCTGATGTATACAACGCAGTTGATACAGCTGGTACTGGTGATTGGGGTGGAACAGTATTCCAGAATCAAATTACACAGATTGCTGGAACTGTTGAACCTCTAACTCTACCAGCTCTAACTGGTGAACAGTATTACTTACCACTTAAGAACCGTCCGTTCGATAACAATGGTTCTCAATATATTAGTGAGCAAGATATACTACTCATTGATACTGATGACAGTGGTAACAGACATCCAGAATTTGTAAGGGTTGTTTCTCTTCCAAGAATCAACGTTGCACCTTACTGGATCGTAGTTGAAAGACTACCATTTGGTACATACACTGCCAAGAGATCTGATCATCCAGATACTACTGCTATCTACAAATGTATCGTTCAGTACAATGCTACTTGGACAACTACAACAATAGATGACACAGGTGCTGAAGAGAATGTATACCTATCACAGTTCGGTGGATCTATCGCAATCGGTGATTATGTAATCATTGATCGTGAAGATACTACTAGCCCTGCTAATGGTGTATTTGATCAGGGTGAGATGTTTAAGGTTAAGGCTCTCCTATCTCAGATTGCTAAGAAACTATCCATCAAGAATGGTTGTGATACTGCTAATGAGGTAACAGTCTTTGAAGTTGATTCAACAACTGGTAACACATTAATCGGTACAGGTGGACAGACAACAATCAGTGGTACATTAAGTATCGATGGTACATGTGCTACACCTTATACTAACTCTACTTCTAACAAGAAGTTAACTATAACAAATGGTTCCGACATTACAACCTTCGAGGTTGACACTTGTACAGGTGACACAACTGTTGGTAACCATCATGGTACAGTCTTCATGCTTTCTGAGCAGTTTGGTACATCACCTGCTGCATACACTAAGGGTGTTGATGCTGTACATGTTTACAGACATAACCCAATGTCTGTTATCTCTGGTGGTCCTGCATCAACAATTGCTGACGCTGTTGTTCCTGCAACATCTAACATTGAGATACAAGGTAACTTAACATCATTCACTAAGGGTGATTTGGTTGCAATCTATACTGTCAATGCCATTGAGATTATTCAAATTACTGATGATCCTTATACTGGTGCTGGTGGTGAATTGATTCTACCAACATCATCTAATGCTGAATATGCTAACGGTGGTCGTGCAATGGAAGACACCACTGCTCTATCATTCTCTATCGGTGCTAACGTTGTTAAGTTAGACAAGTATGATAGGACTACCACACTCCTACATGACGTGGCTGCTACTCAAGCAGACAGAGCAACAGATCTCAAGGCAAGAACACCTAACCAAAGTGATATCAGATTAGAGATCTCACTCAGGGATGCTGATTTAATTGCTCCTAAACTTGATTATGTAACTCTTGTAAGAATAGGAACTGAATTCTTCGTACCTGATTCTGTTGATGGAACACTTGATGCATTCTATGCAATCAAGATGCCTAAGCAGATTAGAGAACCTAACGTAGTTGGTACTACACCAGTCAAACTATTTGGTGGTGGATCTACAACTATCAATCAGGATCTTGAGGTCATGAGTGGTAATATCAGAATGTATGGTTCTGATGGTAAGACACTCGTTATGTCCATCGCTAACGATGATGGTCACTCAGGTGATGGTTCACTAGAAGATCCTAAGACAGATACTGCTGGCATGACACTTAAGGGTGCTGCTGCATTCTATGGTGATCTTAAGGTCTACTATGATAACTGTCAGATGCATGGAGTCTGTTCAACAGAGACTTCATTCAGAGTTACCAACAGAGAAGGTAACGTATTGATGGGTGAAACCTTCTATCAGGCTGGTAAAGTATTATCAGTTGAATCAGCAATTGATCCTATATTCCATATAGATAACTTAGGTGCTGCTGGTGCTGGTGGAACTGCTGGTCCTAAGGACTTCAAGATCTATCAGAACAACGCTATCGATTCATTCGGTATTGAGAAATACTGGACAGCAGGTGGTGGTAGAAGACATACTTATGTTGCCTTTGATCCTACAACAGGTCTTGGTCAGCAAATTGATAACCCACTACAAGTTAACCAGAACTATCTTGTTAACGCTGCTTCTGGAAGTAACATGGTTGTTTACTTACCAGACGATGCACAGACAGGTGACATGATTAGATTTGTTGAACTCAGTGGTAACCTAACATACAACACAAGTCTGATTATCAGAGCGAAGAAGATCAACAACATTGCTACGAATATTCAAGGTGATGGTGCTGGTTCAAGAATTGCTTCTGGTGCTGGTCAGACATTGAATACAGCATGGGATTCAGGTGAGTTAATTATCCAGACACGCAACGCATCATTCGGTCTAGTTTATGCTGGTACTGTTGACGTTGAAGGTTCTGCTTCTGCACAAACTATTCCTCCTGCATTGAGAGGATGGTGGTTAATCGAACTCTAAACATATGACTGCACTCTACGACTCTATTAAAACGATGAGAGTTGCCAAAGTCGGAACCATCCTACCTTGGGGTGGTGACGGAGGCACAGGATTCCTCGCTTCTAATATTCCTAAAGGATGGATAGTATGTACAGGTCAGACTTTAAAAGCATCTGACTATCCACTACTAGCATCTACTTTAGGTGACACCTATGGTGGTGACATGACTGATGCAGGTGGTGGTCATTATCCATTCCCTTACTATGGGTATGAGAATGCTGAGTTTAGGTTACCTAACCTATCCAATAGAGTTATGACTGACCTAGAGAATACAGATCTTAATGATCCAACGTATCAATTAGGACAGAATGATGCTCAGAGTGTAGTTGGTGGTTTGATTAGTGATTATGGTGAGACAACACCAGTTACTACAACTTATGAAGCAACATCTGATATTGATTTCACACTCAACATAGCTGGTAACTTATACTTTAAGTTTACTAACATATCATTATTTGCTCCTGATTTTATTGAGACAATATACACATTGAATCGTAAGTTGGGTATCAATCATACCCCTGCTCATGGTCACGCAGATAGAATAGCATCTACTAACGTTAACCCAACAGGTGCAATGACGTTTAGAACAGACCAAGGTGTTGAGATGACTGGTTCTGCTACAGTATATTGTACAACTGAAGGACCAAACACATGCTCACTTAAATCTGCTGAACCAACAACATGGCAGAATGGTGCAACTGCTATTACATTCTATGGTGATGAAACTCATGAACATACTCTACCACGTTGTGATAGTTTCATGGAGTTCATAACAGACAGTACTAATAAAGACTACTGGGGTCATGTTCCTGCTGGTGCTGCTAACTGGCGTACAAATACCAATGATAGAGGATCTGGACATGGCAGTACAACATACACACAAACAATTTTCAGTAGAGGAAATACTGATCAGATATTAGATACTACTCCTGTAGAGACACATAAAACTCCATGTCACACAGGTATGTTCCCAAGACCAATGGAGTTTAGATCTAGACCAAACTTCTATGGATATGATACATCATCACCAGTAAGATCTGATGGTTTGGTGGACGATCCTGAGACTGCACCAGTATTCAGTGTTAGTGGTTGTATATTAGATGGTACTAGTAAGATTATAATCCCTGCTGGTACTGATCTAAGGAGACAATATGGTACTGCACCAGATACATGGAATCAGTGGGATAGAATAGTTCCATTGATGTATGTCACACCAGTTAATGATGATGATAAGTATGACATATTAAGAGAAGGTACATTTGTACAGACAATGGAAGCTGCTACTGATCTTGGTGTTAATCCTACACCACAGTGGGAAGTTACTCTTAACTCATCGACATTAGTATCTGGTACATATGATCTTAAGTTTAGACATGGTGCATGGCCAGCGTCACTAAACCAGGCTGCTGAGAATAAGGATCCAATCCAAACATCTTACAGAGCACATAATCATGGTAGTTTTGAAATACAACAGGGTATAGGATCAATGGCTGGTCCTCCATCACATACTGCTGACAACGCAGATGGTTCTGCATTACAAGCACAAAGTTTGGAAAATGCTCTAAATATTTCATGTGATACTACACAACCTTCGTTAACGTTAACATTCATTATTAAAGCATTCTAATGGCAGTTTTCTATAATAAAGAAAGAGCAAAGTACGGTAACTTGACAGGTCAAATAATTATTTGGCCAGTAGAGTATGAAGGATTACCTGATGGTGCTGTAAACGCAAAGAATTTACCTGCTGGTTATTTAAAGTGTGATGGTACAAAGTACTATGAAAAGGATTACCCACAACTAGCAGCCATTTGTGGTGTGGGTGATAACTGTAAGTTCATGCGTAAGAATAATGATTTAACTAATTTTGATACGTTAACTGACTCACAGTTCATGGTTCCTGATCTTGGATCTAAGTATCCTGAACCAACTTCAGGTGCTAACTCAGGATTATATAATAATATAAGATTAGATAATGCATTAGGTACAGAGGTTAGTAGATCTGGTATTGCTATTGAAGCAGTGTCTGCTATTGGTACTAATGTAAGAATAGATTATAGTGGATCTATTTCAGTACCAAGTCAAGAGATTGATGTTCGTGGTAAACCATCATGGACATATGCTGGTGCAACACACCGTACAGATGATGAAGGTGTAGAAGAGAATGCTATTCATCCACATACACACTTCCACTCAGCAACAAGAGCAAGAAACTTAGCAGTAACAGAGAATAGTACTAATGCTCCATTAACTCAGGGTCAACTTGGTAGAAGAAATGCTTCTACTATTCCTATTCAAGAGTGGTTAGATGAAACTACAAACAGTAGTGGAGTTGCTGGTTCTGGACAACAACCATGTATGGCTATAGATAAATGGTCTCCAGGTTCAGGTGGTGGTGCAACATCAACACAGGGATTACAGGGTACTATCTATTGGGGTCACTGCATATATGGTGCTGGTGAACAGTACACATATAACTGTATCAGTAACGCAAGTTATACTCTTAATAGAGGTAGTCTTGATGGTTCTGCTGATGGAGCAAACAAAGGACGTTACAGAAACAACATTCAAACAATATTATTTGGTTGTTATAACACAGGTAGTGGTGCTGACACTAATGATACTTTAACAGTACCAGTAACATACATTGCTAATGCTTCAGGTGTTCCTGAAGATTTTCTTGGTAATAGTTTATTTGATGTACTACCACTACAAGCAAATGATTCAGTAGTTAGTGGTCGTGCTACAACAGACTTAGAGAATACTGTAACAGATACAGTAGAACTACCACGTGAGGGAGGTATTGATCCTACCATACATAATCACCGTATTGATATAGATAAAGGTGATCATAACTATCAGGTTAAGACAAATGCTATTGTCATTCCACCTGAAAACTTATCAACTACAATGACTATTGGAGCTGATTCATCAGTGTCAATTGACTCTGCATGTGCTCCTTTTGTTGTAATGGAATACTTAATTAAGATCTAATGACATCAACACAACTATACAGAAATGCTAGGCAAGGTTTCTATACAGATCTTACCGTAGATACAACACCAGTGGGTGCTATTGTACCCAATTTAAAGACTGGCACAAATTCATTTGACCATAGTTTTGTTAAGTTTGGTGCTACTACATTTCCTAATTTAACAGAGACTACTGGTAATGCATATCAAGTAGCAGATAATCCTGCATATACTCATGATGGTTATTTGTATTGTAATGGTGATGAGTATAATATTGGAGATTTTCCAGGATTATTTGAAATAGTTGGTAACAAGTATGGTGGTAGAGCTAGTAGTGGTATTGATGTAACAAATGGTGGATCAGGATATACAACACTACCAATCGTAGGAATTACTGCGCCTGGTGGAGGTAGTGGTGTGCAAGCAACTGCTGCTGCAATAGTTGAGAATGGTGTAATTGTACGTGTTGATGTTGTTAATCCTGGATCAGGATACACATCTGCACCAACAATACAATTTACTGGTGGTAATGGATCAGGTGCTACTGCTGTAGCAAGAATTGATCTTATTGATGGTTCTATTGAAGGTATTACTACTGCCAATGTAATGGACTGGTGGGGTGATCCAAACTTAGGAACATTTAAAGTACCTGATTTAAGAACTAAAAAGGTTGTTGGTAATGGTCCTGTATTTGGTAATAACTCTCCTAACGTAGGTAACTCTACACTTGGTGTTGGTACTACTGGTGGTGCATGGTATCTTGATAAGAATCAGCAAGATGAATACTTCTCACTTGGTAGGATAGTTACTACTGGATATGAGGATGTTGTTGAGACTGTTGAGTGTACTATCATCGGTCAACAACAGGTTGAGATATCCATGAGAGAGACTAAACTTTCTGGTGCTCCTCAACATAGTCACAGTGTATATCATACTATACCAGGATTTAATGAGTATCAATCTGAAGCATCAGGTGATAGATATCTACAAGACTATCGTGAAGGTAGAGGTAGACTTGCTAGATGGTATCCTACTGGTGGTATTGTATTCACACACAAGCATGGATTGTTAAGAAGTCCTATTACAGATAATACTGTTGCTACCTATGATGTATTTGATGCATTGGGTGGTGCTGCTGGTTGTGGATCATTGAGAGATCCAGCTGCTTCTGCTGCTGATATGCATTACATGGCATCAGGTGCTCAAGGTGCTGGTACATATGAATTCCAAACTTACATACCAGACCCAGTAATGAAACAATTTACTGGTTCATCTACTATTGGTGGTAGAACAGTTAACACTGGTGGTACTCCTGTTTATGATTATTCAGATGAGTGGACATATACATCACCAGGATCATACAGCATCAACTTAGGAAATATTTCAGGTACACCAGACAGATTAATCTATGAGGTTAAAGGTGGTGGTGGATCTGGTGCTGCTGGTAATGTTGCAGGTAATGATGGTGGTGCAAGTTCTATTACTGCTGGTAGTGAATTGATATTAGTTGCTAACGGTGGAAAAGGTGGTGGTGCATCCAACGGACAGCAAGGAGGAGATGGTGGTGACGGTGGTACTGCCACACAATCTGGTAGTGTTTCAGCTACTGGTAACTTAAATGGTGCAGACGGTGGAGATGGTACGAACGGTCAAACATCAGATGGTTGGCCAGTGGCAGACTATCCAAATGATCCAGGCGGTGGTGGTACTGGTGGAACCATAAGTGAGAATGAAGGTAATGGTACTGCTGGTATAAACTTACTCGTGGGTGGACAGAGTGGTACATATACTGAGACACTTAGTAGTGATGGTACATTCACAACCACAGGTATAAGCAATCCAACATCAGTACAGTTCACAGTAAGAGGTGGAAAGGGTGGAACTGCTGGTCGTGGTGGATACACAGGATATAATGGTGGAACTATAGTAGTTGACATGATCAGTTCACAGTTGGGTAGTTTCTCAGGAACTGGATGGTCAGTCAAAGCAGGTACTGCTGCTAGTAATAGAAATGGTGGATCCAATAGCATGGGTGCTAATGGTGGATACGGTGGTGAAGGACACATAGAAGCAGATGGAGGTGGTGGAGGTGCTGCCACATGTCTACTTCGTGGTACTCAAATTTTAGTTGGTGCTGGAGGTGGCGGTGGTGCTGGTGCATCTGGATATGACGGTGGTGCTGGTGTGAATGGTGGGGGACCACCATCAGGATACTCACAACCTGACGGAACATCTCAAGCATTAGGACCAGGAGCTGGTGGTGGCGGTGGTCACTACGGATGTATCGGTGGTGGAGGTGGAGCTGGCGGTGCTGGTGTTGCTAGAAATGGTATCGACTTCGCTGGATTAGGTAATGGTGGTGCATCAGGAGGTCCAGGCGGTGCTCCTGGCGGAGACGGAGGTCACCAAGGTGGTGGTGCTGGACTGTCAGGTGTTAGTTCTTATCGTACTGACTGGTTTAGTCTCAACTCATTTAGTCACTCAAATACTGGTAACGGATCTGTTACTCTAACTGCTGTATATAATAATGACTACTGGACTGCTGGAGGCGGTGGTGGTGGATCAGGTGCTCAGTGGGGTGGATCAATACAATGGTCACAATTAAATAATCCTGGTTCAATATCAGTTACACTTGGTAGTGGAGGTTCAGGTGTTAGTCCAGGTGGACAAACTACTGGATCCACAGATAGTGGTAAAGATGGATATGTTAAGGTTGGACTAGGTAAGATCGTTGGATATACTGGTGGAAACACAGGTACATCAACAGGTGACATTGTTGCATCAGGATCACAATCAAATACAGTATGGGATGTAAATGTTGTTGGTAATGGTCAGGGTACTGGCAGTGCTGGTAATTTCAAACTACCAACCACACAAGTACCAGACGTTTATATTAGTGGTGGTGGTGCAACAACTGATGGACAGGCATCTGTAACTGTGGGATCCAATAAAGTAACAGCAGTCACTTTAGATTCTGCTGGTGGTGGATACACAGAGATACCATACATCTATGTTATGAATGGTGCTGGTGGTGGAACTAAGGTCACATCTACCATTGATGCTGCTGCTGGAACTATTGATCAATTGTTCTTAGCTACTAATAGTTCACAACAATATACCAACTATGTCAAGTTCGGTGGTCTCAGTGGTACAACTGGCACACGATTCATTACACTGAACCCAGTTGACACAACCAATACAAATTATTTCTCCATCAAGGCATGTAGAGGTAATGGTGTCAATGGTGGTAACGTACCAGAAGAAGTGTTACGTGTATATTATCAAGCAGCAGACGCAACTGACTGGACATTGGTTGATACTATTATCACACCAAACTCAGTTAGAACTGATCCTATCATTGGTGATGTTCCTATCATCAGTCAAGCATGGGATGGTGCGAGTGGTGCTACTAAATGGTATACTTATTCAGTAGCATTACCAACAGCAGCAAAAGCAGTTGGTACTAAGATAAAGATTGAACAACCACGTGCTACACCTAGTGCTGCTAATGATAATGATGCAGACAGTGACCATTATGGTATTGCTGAATTCATTTACTGGAATGAGAAGGTGACAGGTCTTGTATTTGTTCCTACTGCTGGTAAGATCAGTAAGCCAGGTGTTGACTCACTAAGTTATACTGTTCAAGGTGAGCAAGGACCAGGTATTACATATAGTTCTGGTCTTGGTGCATCTGAAGCAACGTTGACATTAAAATCAACTACTAAGATAGAACCACAGGCTACCATTGACCCAGATATAGATGTACCACTGGTGCATCCATACATATTATGCAAGTACTTGATTAAAGCTTTCTAAATACTACGGAGATACTAATAATACAATGGCAGATGCACCAGTACTGCAAGTACAGTTAGATGTTATCAATCAGGAGATTGAGTACAACGGTACACCAAAGACTATTCCTGAATCATATTGGAAGGACACTCTCACTCCAATACTATATCCTTTATGGGATAGTGACAAGGATAAACTTATCACATTCCAATGGTTTACTAACGATACATATGTTGCCAAGCGTAGGAAGTATGTAAAAGATTTCAAAAATGACTCATTCAAGTGGGTTGACTATGAAATGGAAGCAGTTGGTGTTACTGAAGCAACTGACTTCAAAGACAAACTAATTGAAGGATTCTATTTAATTGATTCACTTGAGAACCAAGAGTTCCAAGATGAACTTGCTAGAATGTATTCTAAACAGAAAGCAGTTTCACCAATGAGTGTAAGACTAGCAAGAAATTTCTTGTTGGATGAAACAGACTGGACACAGTTAGCAGATGCACCAATTGATGCTGATACTAAAGCACAGTATACATTGTATAGAACTAAACTAAGAGAACTAACTGATTCTACTGAGTTTACTAATGACACAGAGAATACTAAGTTCCCTATATCTCCAGAGTTTTACAATAAAATACACAAGGTAGACTTCCCAACTGAAGATTATCTTGCAACTGCATCACAGTTTATTGAGATGGGTAAGCACCGTCTCCAAAAGTTTAGAGATAAGATAGCATATTTCTTGACACTCAAGTCAGAGACTGATAAGACATACTTCAGTGATATGTTGATACAGTATGAGAAGGTCAAGACTGATAAGGTACTAGCAGCACATGATTTAGATGATACTGCTGCTAACAAGGCATTCTTGGAGAAAATTATCAAGGAAGCAAGTGATGAACTGAATAATGGTAACTACTCATGATCATACAGGGTAACGAACTATCAGTATTTCAGTTGATGGAATACTATGCTAATCGTAACCAATGTTATTTGGTATACATGGATCTTAGCACATATAATGCTCTTGATGCAAGCAAGAAAGCAACAGTGAATTCATGGTATGAAGGATTCATTGATGAGTATGCACTTGACATCATCAAGCAAGGGCTGTATACTACTATCAGGTTTGAGACAGAGGACTCTGCTACAGTGAATGCTAGTGCTTGGTTCCCCAAGTTGGCAGACTGTCCTAACTCAGATCATTTTATAAATGCGTATGTCTTAGACACATACGGTGATATAGTATGGCAAAACGTTCCCGACCCCAGTTAGAGAAGTTAGAAAACTCTTATCTATTAGAAGATAAGTTTATGATGCCAGGTATATGTGTTAAAGAACCGTATGGTGAATGGGCTGCTGTCCCTATCATGGGTAAACACAACAGATACATGGTTATACACAATGGAGAAATGATCAAGGCATGTAATTATACCACTGCCTATAACTTTATAATGAAACAGTATTCATGAAGGATTACATTTTATTTGGTGACTGTCTTGACTCACTCAAGATAATTGCGAATGAACAAGAGAAGGCACGTATGTGTGTCACATCTCCACCTTACTATGGTTTGAGAAACTATGGTGATGAAGAGAAACAGTTAGGACAGGAACAAAGTCCTGAAGAATACATTGAAAATATGGTTAAGGTCTTTCGTTTAGTAAGAGATTGTCTTACTGATGATGGCACACTATGGTTGAACATAGGTGATTCATATTATAATTACAGAAAAGATGGATGTATACCTAAACAGACATTCTCTAATAATAGACAAGACTTACCTGAAACTACACCACGTAGATCTAATAAACTTGTAGGATACAAAGATAAAGATCTTATTGGTATACCTTGGATGCTTGCATTTGCACTACGTGCTGATGGTTGGTATCTAAGGCAAGATATTATATGGCATAAACCAAATCCAATGCCAGAGTCAGTTAGAGATCGTTGTACTAAAGCACATGAGTACATATTTCTATTAAGTAAGAGTAAATACTATCACTATGACAACGAAGCAATCAAAGAACCAGCAAAAGACTGGGGAACAAGAGACAGAACAAATGGAAAGTATCACAATCCAGGAACAGGACTGCAACCGCATACAGGTCTTACAAAATCATATACAAAACGCAATAAACGATCTGTCTGGTCAGTAAATAAGAAACCATACAAGGGTGCTCACTTCGCAACATATCCAGAAGAACTCATTGAACCATGTATTCTTGCTGGTAGTGAGAAGGGTGATATAATATTAGATCCTTTCATGGGTAGTGGCACTACCGCATTTGTTGCTAAGAAACATAGTAGAGCATACATTGGGTGTGAATTGCACAAGGAGTATGACAGTTTAATAACTGACCGTATTCGCACCATTCCAAACAAATTACCGTTATACTAATAATGTTGAGAGGAACTGATGTGGTTCCTATGCCCCAAACCTACTGACTAGTCTGACTTAGAAGCAGACACATGACCGTTGGTAGAAACCTATTACTGCACATGACAGATGGTTGAAAGTGGTGGGGGTTCAGGTGTAAGCGATTCCCATAGGGTAAATTTGGGCAACAAGGTGAAACCTTGATCATTGCCCCACGTTTCTCTCAACACCCCATTATATTATGAACGATGCCTTCTACAGTATCACAACAACAAAAAGCAAGATTCTTTGCAGAAGGACACACACTCCCTACATGTGTCAATGATGGTTGTAATAATAATGTACAGGTAAGAGAGTGGAAGTACTGGTCATTCAAATCAGAATGTTCTAGTTGTGCCACTGCACGTAAGAAAGGAGTTGATAGACCTGGTGTTACAAGACATAAAAAGAACTATTGTGAAAACAACGATGGTCATCTAGGATGGACATGTCCTGTATCTACATTTGTAGGATTCGAGACTAGTCTTGACCTAGACCATTTAGATGGTGATCATCATAACAATGTTCCTAGTAATGTCAAGACATACTGTAAACTATGTCATGGACGTAAATCCATATTAAATGGAGACTGCAACAGTAACAAATCATCATCAAGGAGTATAGGATGATCATACATGATGACGCATTAAATTATTTGACTGAGATGGATGGAGATAGTATACACCTTACGTGTACATCTCCTCCATATTATAATGCAAAGGCATACGCTACATGGCCAAATTATGATAAGTATCTACAATTCCTTGAGGATATATTCCGTGAAGTTCACAGAGTCACAGTACAAGGAAGGATATGTGCTGTCAATTTATCACCAGTAATACAAGCACGTGAGTCAAGAGCACATGAGAGTAAGAGACTTGCGATACCATTCCACTTTTTTAGTATTATGGAGAGATTGGGTTGGCAATACATTGATGATATTATATGGTTGAAACCAGAAGGATCTGCTGTTAATCGTAACGGTGGATTCTTTCAGCATCGTAAACCAGTAGCATACAAACCAAACCTTGTTACAGAGACTATATTGATCTTCAAGAAACCTGCACCTTTCCTTATAGATAAGACAGTGCGTTCCTATGCTCCTGATATATTAGAACAATCATTAGTACCTGATGGTTATGAAAGATCAAACGTATGGCAGTTTAATCCTGAGACTACATCAAAGCATCTAGCACCATACCCTAAAGAACTATCAGATAAGATTGTACAATACTATTCATTTGTGAATGATGTAGTTCTAGACCCATTCATGGGGTCAGGTACTACTGCGGTATCATGTCTAGATTATGACAGAAAGTATATTGGTATTGAAATTCATGAAGAGTATGTTAAGATGGCAAATGATCGTATCAAACGTCACACACCACTTAAGAAGTTCTTATGAAAGATCAAAAAACCATTGATGAACATGAATCACATGACCAGAAATGGAATCGTGGACTGGATTTATACATAGAATCAGTACACAAACCTGATAACCAGTTACGTGGTTGTGCTCATAATCAGAAGTGTTTCAACGAACTGATGGAAGTAAGAGCACATGTATTAGAATACTTAACGACCTTACGGAGACCAGTATGAAAAGTAGAAGAACGATGTTAGCAGAAGCAATACAAATGTATCTTGATGATGCATCTGTTGATGAGTTTCATGCTGATCTAGAGTCAGAATTAGAAAGACTACAATCATATCACCAACAACATGCTGATGATGCTGCTAAGATGAGTGGTAAAGCACCCAAGACAGTCCTATTAAATGAGGAGGACTGGAATGAGTGGAATAAAGATCCTGATTGGACACCATCACCTTCTGAAGGTTATGAGTACACTCCAACCACTATACCTGGTAAAGCAGAGCAAAAGCAATATAATTATGCTGCTCACATTACTATGTCAGATATAGCAAAATTCCACAGGGGTAGCAGCCTCTAGTGTGACAGTTAACAAACTGTTTCAATTTGAGTGACAACACTCCATTCTATACTATACTATACATGTACTGACATTTTACCATGAACGAATTGATTCAAGACTTCACCAACAACATTTCATATTGTAAACATGTTATTGGTTGTAATGAAGAGCAGACCAATGAACTCATTCAAGCTGCTGATGAACTAGGTGTATCAGCAGAGTATTTCTGTGAAGAGTTTATTGTTGCTCCTGAAGGTGAAGAATGCATGAAGTATCAAGACGGTGAATTCCTTGATATTGATTCATTCAACACATATCATGGCATCTACTTTGAATATGAGGTAGATTAATGAATTTGAAAGCGGATACTATCAGTAGGATCATTGGGTCTGTGCTGATAGTAGTCTCTTACTTTGTTATACTACATGTCAATATCATTGTTGGCACAGTATTACATGCATTTGCTGATGTCATAAGCATACCATACTTCATTCGTACTAAAGGATGGGATGTGGTTATTATGCTATCATTCATGACGTGCATTTCTATAAGCAAGTTTGCTTTATAACAATGCCAAAGAGATTTCCATTTGCGGTCGGTGATCGTGTTAGACTCAATGATGATGAAGGGTTCATCACATTTATAGACACAGCATACTTTACGTTGTGCGTTCGAGAGTGGGAAGATAAGAATAAGCGTAATGGTGTAGGTCAAGTTAATGTATTAATATACAGGTCATACTGGGATGAAGTAGAAAGACTGTGACACTCAAGAGAGTGTCCACATTCTATTGCATCCGCTTTCGTATGCACTATAATAAGTACATAACAAACAAAGGAACACATGACACGTCAACTCAATGAATTTGCAGAGAGAATGGTATCAGATGCACCATACTCTATTGAAGAAGCAGAAGCAGCAGCAAATAGACAGTTATTCGTTGAGTATGTTGAATCATTCTACCTACCAACACATGAGGATGTATTATATCCTATTGAAGGACTAACTAGTCAGAAGATTGAAGATGCACTTGACGTGTACATTGAAAGAATTGAGAAAGGTGACCTAGAGTATGTACATTATACTTGGGGTGGTGGTGATAGTTTAGACAGAGAAAGAGTAAGAGATATCATACTAGAGACAGTTTAATTACTGTCACACACTCTGTTGCATTCATGCAACCATCCATTATAATAAGTACATCAACCAAAGGAACACTACAATGACCGTAGCAGAAAGAACTCAAGACCTAGTAAATGCTCTTGAGAATAACTACAAAGAGTATACAAGACAGTCTTACATCAGAAATCCATGTGATTACAGTCTAAAGAAACTTACAGAGATTGACAACGGAACTGCTAAACTAGTTAAGTTTAGAATTCAGAGTGGTCGTAAGTATTACAAACTAATTCAACAGGACTATGATACATTCCAAGATAGAAATGAGTATCGTGACGGTGGTGTACATGCATTTGTAGATAAAAAGACAGGTGATGTGTTCAAACCAGCAGGTTGGCAAGGACCAGCAAAGTATGCTAGATATAATTTGTTAGATGAAACATCATATCAAATAGCATTGTCAAGAGCAGATTGGGCAGGTGGTTATCTCTATTTGAGATAATCATTGGGGCAAGGATCTATGGTTGTCTGTGTTCAGCATGGAAATTACGTCCTGTAAGTCCTCTTGACTTTCTACTCATTCTCTGTTACACTACACTCAGTACTTTTATCATCATGTCAAAAAAGTTCTACAATCAACAACTTAAAGCACAACGCTTGTCTCCACTAGTAGTATCTCATGTTAAAGAATTACTCTCTCCTATTGACACGGACAACGAACGCTCTGCATTTACCGTACGTGTTAATACTAACGCTGATCCTGAGTCTAGAGATTACAGAGTATTTTGGAATTACCAATCTCGTTTCACTCTTGAGTTTGTTAAAGCACTAGAGTCCTTGATACCACAGGGTTTACGCCTTGTTGAGTATGATCATTTGAATAATAAACTATCATTGGAGCGTGTGTAAATGGACATCATACTAGAGAGATTTCCGTATCGATACGTACAGGATGGTACACTTGAAATCAATGGTAAACCAGACTATCGTATTCAGAAATTTAATGAGTATACTAGACGATACAATGACATGTATTATCTGGACAATGCAATGCAATTAGATGCATGCTTAGAAGATGTAGAGTACACCAAATGGTTAGATCCAGCAGGTGTTCCAGCATATAGGCATGACTCTGATGAATAACATTGACGCACTACGCATCTCTCAACAGAGGGATGCAATTTGTGATTGGGTTGAGGATAGATTCTTCCAATTAATTAAGGAAGAACGTCACGATGATGCCATTGATTTTGCTAATGAATACATTGAATGGATGAATCCAGACTTATACATAAACGAGTCTACTCATTTTTTCAATCAACATGAGCTCACTGAACTCTATGAATCAATCACAAATGGATGATACCATGCGTGAGTTGGTTCTCGCATACTGTGATGCACAAGCAAAACATGATGATGAACTAGCTGCACAACTCTTAGCAGAGATCGAAATGATTCAAAAACTATGTAAGGATGTGAAATGACTGACCCTGTTAATGCATGGGAACGAGAATACCTCTCAGATGCATACAATGTTATTACTAAACGAGAGCGAGAGATTCTAGAAGGATCTCCACTTAAATCTAATGAAGGCATGGTCTATGGTAAGATGTATGCTGCATATAAAAAACAGCATGACATACCATGATTGACTTGAATACTGTTGGTGTTGAAGAGATCTTTAAAGATTTTGTCATCACAGTAGATTTACAACATGATTTAAAACAGTTAGTTGAGGATGCCTACATCCTTAAACATGACTATCCCTCTCAAACTGTCAGCAACATCGGAGGTTGGCAGTCGCCAGTTTTTGGACCTCAGTGTCCAATAGAAATACTCAACCAAATTCCTAAGAGTTTCTCTAATCTTCAGAGGGACTGTTGGGAATTGTGTAATAGTATTACTGTTGGTAAGTTTCAGAAACACCTGCAAAAGAAGCATACAGGTTGGTGGTGTAACATTAATGAAATGTATTGCCATAACACTATGCATCACCATGCACGAGCAGATTTAATTGCAGTTGCATTCATTAAGACTCCCCCTAACAGTGGTAAGATGGTCATTGCACGTTGTGATGGTGCAACATACTCACAACTCTACGATAACTTTCAATACCCTGTTCCAAGTGAAGCAGGGAAGTTATATGTATTTCCAGGACATGTGTGGCATTATGTTGAAGCGTCACACAGTGAGGAAGATAGAATTAGTGTTGCATTTAATTTCTATATTGACCCTAAGCACTATGGTGATAACATAAGTAAAGCATACCATTTTGGCATAGGTGCAGTATGATAGTAGTAAATGCAGAGAACATC